ATAGCTGGTATGAAAAGTGTTTTTAGTAATAGAGGTGATATAGAAAAAGCATTTGTAGGTGCTATGAAAGATTTACAAAACGCAGTAGGTAAATTGTCAGATGCACAAAAGGAAAAAGCATTTGGTAATGGTAGTAAGTGGATGAATTTAGAGATTGTATATCCTGCTACAGCAAACATTATTGATTATGATGTATCTGAATTGTTCTTTCATGGTAGTGTAGAGGTTAACGAAGATGGAACTGTAAAAAGTCAAGTAACAGATAGTGCAAGAATGTTAGAGGGAATGATTAGACAAGCAAATGCTAATATTCAAAAGAGATTTAAGGTATCTAAACCAGTAGTTTTAAACTTACCTAAAGTTCAAGATTTCTCTAAAAAGAAAAAATATTTTTTATCGAAGTTGAGAAAGTTACAGGCTATTTATAAACTAAAGGATAATAATACTTTGGGTATGCATAATGAGATGTATTGGAGAGAATATATTTTCAATGGTGCAAAGCAACACAAGTATAAGATTCCAAAAAATGTTTTAGAATCATTAGTGAAAAGGTGGGCTTATTTAAACAAGTCATTCAGATTAGATAAAAAAAGTATTAAAAATGAAAAGTTTTTAAGTTGGGCTAAGGGTGTTGATAAGTTTGACCATAAAAAGTTATCTTACGACAACATAAAACCATTTGAATTGTTGTTTTTAGAGTTAGGTGCAGAGATATTAAAGAATTTAGAAGGATTTTTAGCAGTTAATCCAAAAAAAGCAGTTCAGAAGATTAAAAAAGACTTAAAATCAGCAATATCTGGTTTGAAAACATCAAAAGATATTAAAAAGATAGATTTATTGAAGAAAAACTTAAACAAGATTAATTCTATAGGTGGAACATCAGCAATTGTTCCATCAGAGGGATTGGTTTTTAAATATAAAGGTAATATGTACAAGTTTACAGGAGCATTTGCACCTGTAAATCAAATTGTAGGCGCATTGAAATTTTAGGAGTTATAATGGCAGGTTATAGTAGAGACAATGAAAGACAAAATAAGGTTCTTGGTGATTTAATTAGTGGTCAAACACCTGAAAAAAGAATTATGGTTGGTTATGAGGGTGACAAAGAGGTAACAACAGGTGATAAGGTAGATAGACTATCTGATATTATGAAAGATGCTAGGATGCCCTGGTTTTGTCCATCTTGTAAGAAAACAATGAAGAAACGTTTAGATAATAAGATGTGGTTACTATATAATCATTGTTTTGATTGTCAGATTGATTTTGAAAACAAACTTCGTATAGAGGGTAAGTATGAAGAGTGGGAAAACAGTAAAGTAAAAAGAAATCAGAAAGCATATCTTGAAGATTTGTTGGTATCTTTAGATGAGTGGAAAAATACGAAGATAGAGTTTCAAGAACAAGTTGGTGTTAAAGATATGGAGATGGAAAAGGAAAAATGGACACAAAATCAAGAACAAGTAAAAGAAATGGCTGATAAAGCAGAGAAATTTATCAGAAAAACACTAAAAGAAATAGAATAACTATTTATATATATGAAGAACCTTTACTTTAAAAAGAACAATTATTATCTTGTTCCTGGCTCTACTTGTAATGAGATACACGCTGTTTTACACGATATGAAAAAGTTAGCAGAGTTGTATCTGTCTGATATAGAGGATTTAGACGAAGATAGTGAAAGGTTTGAAGAAGCAATGATTATTTTTGAATTTGTAATAAACAAATTTTTAAAAGTAAATGAATTTGATTCTTTACAGTTAGGTGGGGTTAAATCTTCAGTAACATTTAATGAATTATTAAAATCTGCTGGTCTTAAAAGGGCCGGTAGTCGATAGGAGAATAATATGGCTAGCAACGACAACTTTCCAAGTTCGTCAATGAATGTACATCCAAGTGATTACGATCAATTTCAGAAATTTGGGCACCCTGGAAAATACAAGTCATTGAAAATAGTTAACAATGCGACAGGTAGTTTCACATCTTCTGATTATGGAGCAGGTGCACTTATTGTAGGCGAAGACTCAACAACTGGACACGCTGACTTATCAGGTGGTGGAAGAGTAAATCTTGCACACTTGACAAAGGGAGTTCAGTATGATTTTTCACTAAAAGAAGTGGCTTGTAATGCAAAAGCAGTTTATGTGTTGATACGTAATCCAAAGTTAAGCTAATGGACAAAAACTATAAAGCTATTATAAAGAAAGAATATTTAAGGTGTGCGGCTGATCCGATTTACTTCTTAAAGAAGTATTCGTTTATTCAACACCCAATTAAAGGTAAAATACCATTCTCTCTTTATGACTTTCAAGAGAAAACTTTAGAAGAGTTTTCACAGAACAAACTTAATGTAATCTTGAAAGCACGACAGTTAGGTATTAGTACCTTAACTGCTGGATATTCTTTATGGATGATGACGTTTCATCAAGACAAAAACGTTTTGGTGATTGCAACTAAACAAGATACTGCTAAGAACTTGGTAACAAAGGTTCGTGTGATGCACGCAAACTTACCAAGTTGGTTAAAGCAACCTTGTGTAGAAGATAACAAGTTAAGCTTGAGTTATAAAAATGGTTCTCAAATAAAAGCTGTATCAAGTGGAGAAGATAGTGGTCGTTCTGAAGCTCTATCTTTATTGATACTTGATGAGGCAGCGTTTATTGATAAGATTGATGTGATATGGGCAGCTGCATCACAGACATTATCAACTGGTGGTCAATGTATAGCATTATCTACACCGAATGGTGTTGGTAATTGGTTTCATAGAACATGGAGTGATTCAGAAGATGGGTTAAATGATTTTAACTTTATAAAACTTCATTGGACTGTACATCCTGAGAGAGGGCAAGAATGGAGAGATGAACAAGACAGATTGTTAGGACCAGCGTTAGCTGCTCAAGAATGTGATTGTGACTTTATCACTTCAGGACAAAATGTTATTGATGGTGTTATTTTAGAAGAAATGAAAAATACCACGTGTAAAGAACCTATCGAAAAACGTGGTATTGATAGTAACTTGTGGATTTGGGAGCCAGCAGATTACACAAAAGATTATATAGTATGTGCTGACGTTAGTAGAGGAGATTCTACAGACTATTCTGCTTTTCACGTTATAGATTTGGAAAGTTGTAAACAAGTAGCAGAATACAAAGGTAGAGTATCTACAAGAGACTATGGTAATATGTTAGTGAACGTAGCTCAAGAGTATAATGAAGCATTACTTGTTGTGGAGAATAACAATATAGGTTGGGCAGCAATCCAACAGATAATCGACAGAGATTATCAGAACTTATTCTACACATCAAAAGATTTAAAGTATGTTGATACTCAGAGACAAGTTCACAATAAGCACAATAGAGAAGAAAAACAAATGGTGCCTGGTTTTACAATGTCTATGAAAACAAGACCATTGGTTATAGCAAAATTAGAAGAATTTTTTAGAGAAAAAGCAGTTGAGGTTCAATCACATAGGTTAATTGATGAACTGTTTGTATTTATATACAATGGACAAAAAGCAGAAGCGATGAGAGGTTACAATGATGACTTGGTATTATCTTTTGCTATGGGACTGTGGATAAGAGAAACTGCTCTACGATTAAGAGCAGAGGGTATTGAGTTATCAAGAAAAACCTTATCCAATATAAATGCACACGAGGGTGTTTATTCTCCTGAAGAAAAGAAAAACGATTCTTGGATATGGGAACATGGTGGAGGTCCAAACAAACAAAAAGAGTCCTTAGAATGGCTACTTAATTAAAAGAGGTAAATGATGGCTGATAAATCATTATTTGGAAGATTACAACGACTATTCTCAAACAATGTAATTGTTAGGAATGTTGGTGGTAAGAAACTAAAGATAGCTGACACAGATAAAGTTCAGCATATAGCAAAGAGCAATCTTATTGATAGATTCACAAAATTATATTCTGGCTACGGAGGAAGTGCAACTACAGATGCAGTTCATAAGAAATCATTAAGGTTAGGATTATTCAAAGACTATGAATCAATGGATAATGATGGTATCGTTTCTTCAGCACTTGATATCTACGCTGATGAATCAACAATGAAATCCGAATATGGTAGTGTCTTAGAGATACAAACAGAAAATGAAAATATAAAAGCAATATTAAATAACTTGTTTTATGATATATTGAATATAGAGTTTAACTTGTGGCCTTGGGTTCGTAATATGTGTAAGTATGGTGATTTCTTTTTACATTTAGAAATCAATGAAAAATATGGTATTACAAACGTAGCACCACTTTCAGCATATGATGTAGCAAGAGTAGAGGGATTAGACCCAGAAAATCCACACTATGTTAAGTTTGTCTTAGAACAAGGAACAAGTGAGAACACATCATATAGTTCTGCAAAACCACATCAATCAGAATTAGAAAATTTTGAAGTAGCACACTTCAGATTACTTTCAGATTCCAACTTTCTTCCATATGGTAAGTCAATGGTTGAACAAGGAAGAAAGACTTGGAAACAGTTATCACTTATGGAAGATGCTATGATGATACATCGTATTATGAGAGCACCTGAAAAGAGAGTTTTCCAAATAGACATTGGAAACATTCCACCTGCAGAAGTTGATAACTATATGCAAAAGATTTTAAATAAGATGAAGAAAACACCTATCATCGACCAAGCAACTGGTGAATATAATCTAAAATATAATATGCAAAATATTACTGAAGATTTTTTCTTGCCTGTTCGTGGTGGAGATAGTGGAACGAGAATTGAATCACTTCCTGGTTTATCTTATGAAGCAGTAGAAGATATTGAGTATCTAAAGAATAAACTTTTAGCAGCACTTCGTGTTCCAAAAGCATTCTTAGGATATGAAGAATCACTTGGTAGTAAAGCAACACTTGCAGCAGAAGATGTAAGATTTGCAAGAACTATCGAAAGAATACAAAGAATCACGATATCAGAGTTGACTAAGATTGCTATTGTTCACTTGTATGCACAAGGTTATCAAGATGCTGACTTAGTTAATTTTGAATTGAATCTTACAAATCCATCTACAATTTATGAAACTGAGAAAGTTGAATTGTGGAATAGTAAAACACAATTGGCATCTTCAATGTTACAAGATGGTATAGTTTCTACAGAGTGGATTTATAAGAATGTATTTAATTTTACCGATGATAAGATTAAAGAGATGGACAATCAGATTGTATTTGATTATAAACAGAAGTTTAGACGACAACAGATAGAATCTGAGGGTAACGATCCTGCAAAGAGTGGAGAAGCTCAAGGAACACCATCAGATAACCAAGCAGGTAGGACAGGACATGAGTTAGATGATGAGGGTGGTTCACCTCCAGGTGGATTTGAAGGAGCAGGAAGACCAAAAGAGGGTGGTAAATACGGAAAAGATAGTGGAGCAAGAGGTAGAGACCCTTTAGGTTCACATGATAAGAAAAAACAATACAATCCGAGTTTAGCACTTGCACATTTTGATGGTTTGAAAACGAATATGAAGAAATTTTCTAAGAAAGACTATCAATTAATTAACGAAGCTGAAACAATTAAAAATGAATATAAAGAAGAACTTAAAGACGCAAAATTAAAGTAATTTTTTATATTTTTATATTTATATATGACATACTTAACGCTGGAGCATTTTAATGTTAAATAAAAAGATGAAACACAATAAAATTAAGAATACAGGTATTCTTTTTGAATTGTTAACAAGACAGATTACAGTAGACTTGATGGAATCAAACAGTTCCAAAGCTGTAAACATAGTAAAAAAGTATTTTAAGAATGGTACACAACTCGGTAAAGAGTATGAATTGTACAAAATACTTACAGAAACCAAATACAATACTGAATCTCGTGCAGAAACATTAATTGAAGCTGTAATGGATAGTAGAAAGAAGTTGAGTAGAGGTTCTATTAAAAAAGAAAAGTATAATCTTATAAAAGAAATAAGAGAATCTTACAATGAAAAAGACTTTTTTAATACAAAAATTAACAATTATAAAGTTTTAGCATCTATTTATAACTTATTTGAACATAAAGAAGAAGTGGCTCCAGATAAATATGTTGCAACAAAATATACTATTGTAGAAAATATCACATCTCAATCTAAAGCTTCTAAGACTAATAAAACATATGATTATCTAAAAAAGCAAGAAAAAGACTTGAGAATGTTAGCATATTCTACATTAGTAGAAAAATTCAATAAAAAATATTCAAACTTAACAAAAAAACAGAAAACATTAATTAAAGAATATATTAATAATATTTCTAATACAAACAAGTTAAGAGAATATGTCGATTCCGAAGTAGAAGTGGTCAAAGATACTCTGAAAAATCAGATTAAAAAAGTAGACGATAAAGTTACACAGATTAAATTAACAGAAGTTGTTAATCAAATCGATGGTTTGAAAAAAGGTAAGGTTGTTTCTGATAAGCAGGTTGTTTCTATGATGAGGTATTACCAACTTATTGGGGAGATAGATAATGTCGCAAACTAAATTTGAAGAACTGAAAAACACAATACGTGAACTTATCGAAGATGACATAGAGTTAGATGAAGCATCTGTTACAGGTGCATTAGACGGTGGAGCAGGTCCTCCCAAGACACCATTTGCTTTTAGTGGTAAACGTAAAAAAGATAAAAAGAAAAGAAAAAGTATAGCAAGCCAAAGTGGTTACAGTATGGCTGAAGCTAAATTTCATGTTAAAGTTGCTGGTTTAGGTAGTGTTTTAGTTGATGCTAGTGGTAAAGGTGAAGCTAAAATGATGGTTGCAAAACAACTGAAAAAACGTAAAGATATTGTAAGTGTAACCAGAGTTCAAGCTGGTAAAGCAAAACAAGTTGATAAGAAACTTGAAAATGTGAATGAGGGTAAATACCACGATTACAGAAATGATGAAACTCTAACACCAAAACAAAAGATTGGTCGTTCTATGATGGAAGTTCGTGATACCTTAAAAACTCTTGAGAGCATAGTCGGTATGAACATTCGTTTAAAGAATGAAATAGGTGTTGATTCTACATCCTATTGGAAACGAACTCATACGGCTATGAAAAAGATTAGTGAAAGGTTAGTTAAGTTAGCTAATAAAGTCGGCCAGTTACATTAAGGTTTTTTGTGAAACTGAAACAAAAACCAAAGTGGGAACACTTTAAATTTCAACTTATTTATAAGTTGTTAGATATTATAACGCTAACCAAAAAATTTTGTGAAGAATCCTTGAAGAATGGGGATAGAAAAAGTTTTAATAAAGTAGAAGCTCTTGGTAAAGTAGATAAACTTATTGAAGAGTTAGAAGAAATTAGAACTGAAATAATTAAAGTAAGAAGTTAGGAAACAAGATGAGACAACTCATAGTAGATTACATACCATTTGATATAAAACCATCACAAATCAACGAATCCATGAAAGAAAATGGTGGAAAGTTGATTGTTAGCGGCATCTTACAAAGAGCAAATGCTGAAAACCAAAATGGTAGAATATACCCTAAAGAGATTTTAGTAAGGGAAGCAAACAAATACAACAAAACATTTATATCAGAGCGTAGAGCTATGGGAGAACTCGACCATCCAGAGAGTTCAGTAGTCAACTTAGCTAACGTTTCTCACAATATCAGAGAGATGAAGTGGGAAAATGACGACTTGGTTGGAACGGTAGAAGTTTTACCAACACCAGCAGGAAATATATTAAAAGAATTATTCAAATCAGGTATTAAACTAGGTATATCTTCAAGAGGTATGGGTTCAGTAGAAACTATAGATGAAGATGATGGTGGAAAACAAACAGTTGCAGTTCAACCTGATTTTGAACTTATTGCATTTGATTTCGTATCCAATCCATCTACACAAGGTGCTTTCTTACGCCCAACAAATGAGGGTGTAATCAATGAAAGTGTAGAGTATAGAGTTGATGATAGAAATCCTAACGAATGTGGTCAGTGGTGTAAAGTAGAGTCAATAGCAAACGATATCATTAGGGGAATGTAATGCCAAAGTATACACAGAAAATGTGGGAAAACTGGAAAGATTTTAGATTAGATGAAGCACCTAATATGTATAAGGGTGCTAGAAAGTCAGCTCAAAAAGATATCGACAGTTTAGATAAGAACTTCAAGATGATGATTAAAGAAGCTGATAAAGCTGGTGATAGAAAAAGAGCTATGGCATTAATGAAAGCATATAAGAAGTATATTATAGAATTAAAACTTGTCTTAAAGAAAGCTTAAAATGTTTAGAAAGATTGTTGAACAGTCAATTGAAAACGGATTCTTCGATGAAGTAACTGAAGATGTTCTGAATGATGAAGAACAATTCAATACTATGGTTGAGGTTTTTCTTGATGAAATCATCAACAATCTAAATGAATTAAGACGTAAAAGAGTCATTCGTAACAAAAAACTCAAACTCAGAGTTCTTTGCCCAAGAAATAAAAGATATAACCCATCCAAAAAGCAGTGTGTAAGAGTTACTGGTGCTTCAAGAGTTAAGAAGAAAAGAGCTATGAAAAGAGCTTGGATGAAGAAACGTGGTAAAAAAGCTATGATGGTTAGGAAGAGAAGGAAATCTCTTCGTAAAAGAAAAGCTATGGGGATAAGATAATGGGAACTTTTGGATGTTTATGTGAAAAATGTTGGAAAGGATATGAGAAAAAAGGCATGAAAAAGATGTTTGGTAAGATGTATCCTAATTGCGTAAAGAAAGAATCGATGACTGAAGACGGACATACAGACGTAGCATCAGCTAAAAGAGCTATGAAAGTTATAGCAGAAGATGCAATCGATATGTTTAAAACATTAAAATCAATGAATGATGAAGGTTCACTACCAAGTTGGTGGATGAATAAGATAGCTATTTCTAAAACTTATATGAATAATGCGAGAGATTACATGAAAAACCCAAACGAATCCGTAAATGAAGGTAGTGCAAGGGGAGCTGCAGTTTATATTAATACTTTTGAAAAACTTTTGAAAAAACAAATGGGTTCAAAATTTTCTAACTCATCACCAACTCAGAAAGATATACAACGAGTATTAGGTTTAATGAGAAAACGTTATAATGAATCCATAAATGAAATTAGTGGTGTTGATGTCGCTAAAAAAGTTCTTAAAAATAAACAACACGAAAAGGGTATTGATTTACAGACCGCTAATCTCATAGTAACCATTGATAAGGCTTACAATAAAAATCCAAGATTACAGAAAAAATTCAGAGCCATACAGCTACCGAAAATGAAACAATTAATTTTAAAGTTTTTCAAATAGGAAGATAATATGATTAAATTAAAAGATATTATAAGAGAGTCAAAAGCTAGTGGTATATTAGCAGAAGCATTTAGAAGTTCTATCCTTAGAAAAATGGTGAACAACTTTCAAGGTTTAGATAGAGACTTCTTTACCTATGGTGCAAAACTTGGTGTTCAATGGGATAAGGTTACAGATAGCCAAATAGAAAAGAATACAAAACCTAAGAAAAAAGGTATAGAGTTTGCAGTCGCAACAAAAAAGATGGATTTACCATCTAAAAAAAGATATGGTGATTACAATTCTATTCGACAAGTAGAAAAGGGAACTGCACTTATTGTGCTAAGAGATGGTAAACCACTTTGGTATACAAAATCTTGGAGAAATGTAGACCAAAAACGTAAAGGGGCTACAGGAAAAGGCACATCGATGCAAGCTGGTCCAAGAAGTTCACTTTATGGTGATGATAAGATGTCTTTTGGTATTGATAAGTTTGGATATCAAAGTTTAGCTGCTGTTCAATCACTACCTGGCATTGTTTACTATCAAGTTACTTTAGATGAAAATATGCCTTATATGGGTGGTAAAGAAAAAAGAGAATTGAGACAAGCAGTTGGTGAGGGTTCTTGGAAGTGGAAAACCGATGGTGATTTCAGATATGGAAACGAAAGAAGATATAAAGATTTACTTAATCAAACATACAAAGATAAAAAGAAAGTGAATGCTAAAGTAAAAGCAGCAAAAGATTTTACCAATGGATTGATAGCCGCAGCTATCGGTGGTAAACCATCAGTTAAGTTTGATAAGTTACTAAAGCAGTATAATAGTTGGACTACAAATGAAGAAAAAAAGGTATACGAGTATATGTCTCGCATCACACGTTCAATGGAAGATTTATATGGTGATTTTGGAAGATATATTGAAGCAATACAATATGATGAAAAACAAGAAAAAGAAAAGGGTGGAAAACTAGCCTACTATCGTGCAGATGATTATGCTAGAAAAGTTGCGGCTCAATCTGGTAGGATTATTCAAGGTAAATTCTAATGATTAAGTTAAAAGACATATTAACAGAGAAAAAAAATTTAGCACCAAGTATTATAGCTGATTTAGCTAAAATGACTGATAGAAATAATCATACTGAAGCTAGACGAGATTTAGCATCACATATGAAGAATTTAAAATTTCAACACATTTATCAAAGTATAAATATGATACAAGATAAAGAAGGAAATTTACCAATAAATCTAAGAAAGTATAGAGATGAAGTTGATAAAAAGTTTTTTGCTTTAGTTAAAAGAAAATATGGTAATTATAACGACATACATAAGGCATTCTAATGATTAAGTTAATGGACATATTAAATGAAATGGTAAAACCAGGTGATGTCTTTCAAGATTATTACAAAAAGGGTGTAGAGATTGCTGTAGAGAAGAGCATGGGTAAATGGAAGACGGTATCTTTCAATTTAAAAACAATGAGTGCTCACGAGGTTGGTTCAAATAATACTTTAGAAAAACAAAAATCAATGAAGTTGTCATCTTCAGATAAAATGAAGATAAAGAAGATTGTAAAAGACCCACAAGAAGCTGATTTTATAAATCAAGATGACCCAAATATGGTTAAAAAATTAATGAGGGTAGTAAGATGATAAAACTAAAAGAATTAATAACAAAAAAAGATTGCAGTTGTGGTGATGATTGTTGTTCTGTAAAAGAATCTGTTATTACAGAACAAATGGAAAAAAAAGTAGCTGATGCTATGACAAGATATTTGATTGGTGATAGAAAACAAGCAATTAGACAATTAGCTATGTTGGCATCTAAGATAAATGTAGATATCGACCAAGAA